TCACCGAGGCTGGTGCTCGACCTCTAGCAGTTCGTAGAGCACCATCCGCGTCTGCCGCCCGCGCAGTTCGATCTGCTCCTCGATGCGCCGCGTGGCCAGGCGCCCGCCCAGGCCTTCGAAGGTCGCCTCGGACATCAGCGTGCGCGTGCCCAGCTGCTTGTTGGTGCCCTCGATGCGGCTGGCCGCATTGATCACGTCGCCGAGCGCCGTGTACGACAGCCGGTCGCTCGAGCCGAGCACCCCGGCGATCACGATGCCGGTGTGCATGCCGATGCGCGTGCGAAAAGGCTGCAGGCCCTCGGCCTGCCAGCGGCGGTTGAGCTCGGTCATCTCGGCGTGCAGTTCGAGCGAGGCCACGCAGGCCCGGTACTCCGCGTCGGGCAGGTCGGTGGGCGCGCCCCACAACACCATGATGCCGTCGCCCATGAACTTGTCGATCACGCCGCCGTGGCGCGCGAACACGCGGGTCGCGAGGTTGAAGTAGTCGGTCAGCTGCCGCATCAGCACGTCGGCCGGCATCGATTCCGCGATGGCTGTGAATCCTTCCACGTCGGTGAACATCGCGGTGACGCGGCGCGGTGACCCGTTGGGTTCAAGGGCGTGCCCTTCGGCGATGAGCTGGCGGATCACGTCCACCGGCACGAACTTGCGAAAGGCCTGCAGGCTGCGCGCGGATTCGTCCAGCGCCTGGTTCAGGTGCTGGATCTCGAGCACGCGGCTCGACTCGCGCGGCAGGTCGTCGAGCTCCAGCCGCCCGATGCGCCGCGCCGTGCGCGAGAGGCTCTCGATCGGCGCGGTCACCAGCTTCGACAGGCGCAGCGAAATGAAGAGCGCGATCGCCAGGAACGCCAGCACCAGCAGCAGCGACCACAGCACATTGCGATGCAGCGCACCCAGCAGTGCCTCTTCGGGCTCCCAACTCACAAGATGCCAGTCGGTGGCCGGAATGCGCGAGGTCTGCACCTGGTAGTGCATGCCCTCGTGCACGAGCGCAAAAGCCATGTCCTCGGTCCAGCCGCGGCTGCCGTTGGCCAGCATGTGGGTGTGCAGCGCACCGAGCACGCCCTCGTCCGGGTCTTCGAGCACGCGCACGGAATGCGGGTGGTCGCTGCGCGCGATCACGTGGTGGTCGGCACTCAACAGCGCGCTGTGGCCGTGGCCCGTGCCGCCGAACAGCCGCACGAGGTTGGAGAGATGCCCCAGCGACACGCTGGCGACCGCCACGATCGTCTGCGTGACGCCCTCCTCGTCCTGCCGCCGGCTCGGCCGCGCATGGCTCACGCCGAGCTCCTTCATCGAGGGCAGCACGAAGGGCGCGGTCCACACGGCGCGCTGCGCCTTCTCGGCCTGCGTGAACCAGTCCTGGTGCACCGGGTCGTCCTCGCTGCGGAAGGCCTCGATGCGCGTCGTCTCGTAGCGCCGCCGCGGGTCTTCGTCGCCGTCGCTGTCGGGCGGCGACTTGTACTCCCAGGTCTCGGTGCTGAAGTCTTTCTCGCGCAGCACCTGCCGCACCACCGGCGCGGGGTGGCGCATGGCCATCAAGAAATGGCCGTCGTCGCTGCCCACGCCGATGCTGTCGATTTCGGGCGTCTGCTCCAGCGCGGCCCAGAGCAGCTCGGCGGTCTGCTCGCCGTCGTGGCCCGCCGGATGCAGGTCGGGCGTGTGGGCGATGGCGCGCACCAGGCCCTCGGTCTTGGCCAGGAAGGCGAGGATGTTGTCTTCAACCCGGTCATGGTTGACCTTGTGCGCCGACTCGCCCACTTTCGACACCAGCTTCTCCGCGCCCCAGTAGCCGAAGGCCACCAGCAGCAGCGACTGCAGCAGCGCGACCGCACAGATGATGGTGCCGACGTCGACCCGGAAGCGCCGCAGGCGGGTGCGCGGCGCGTTCGCGGGCGGCGCCGGTGCCGGTGCCGGGTGCTTGAAATCGTCTGCCATGTGTCGTGGTTCCCCCGGGGCATGTGAAACCGCCCTCGCGACGCGGATTTTCGTGCGTCTGCGACGTTCTGCCGCGCGGGGATAAAATCCGCCCCGCGCCGCAGTTCGCTGGGGCGCATCGCTAGGGGTGTCGAGCCGGATTGTTCCGGGGCTGACTGAGAGAGTCCCTTTGAACCTGACTGAGGTAAGCCTCACGCACGCAAAGTAAACTGACCGCATGACGGCCAAGGTTTACAGCTACATGCGGTTCAGTGACGCCCGGCAGGCCGGCGGCGCAAGCTCCGAACGACAAGGCGCCTACGCCGCAGCTTGGGCCAAGGAACACGCCCTCCTCCTCGACGACACACTGTCGATGCGCGATGAAGGGCTCTCCGCCTTCCATCAGCGACACGTCAAGAAAGGCGCGCTTGGCGTCTTCCTCAAGGCCGTTGAAGACGGTCAAGTGCCAGCTGGATCGTTTCTCGTGGTCGAGGGACTCGACCGTCTTTCTCGGGCGGAGCCCATACAGGCACAGGCACAGTTGACGGCAATCATCTCCGCCGGCATCTCCGTTGTGACAGCCAGCGACGGGAAGGTCTACAGCCGCGAGCGCCTCAAGGATAACCCGATGGACCTGGTCTACAGCCTTCTGGTCATGATCCGCGCGCACGAGGAATCCGACACGAAAAGCAAGCGAGTAAGCGACGCGATCCGCCGGCAGTGCCAAGGATGGATCGACGGCAAGTACCGGGGGCTGATCCGCTACGGGAAGACGCCAGGATGGCTTCATGTCATCGATGGGCGCTGGGAACTTATTCCCGCTCGTGCCGAGGCGGTGCGCGCAGCCGTCGACATGTTCCGCAGAGGCCTGGGGATGGGGCATATCGCCAAGGCCCTTCACGACGCCGGCCTTTCCACCAGCGAGGGGATTCCAAGCTCAGGGCACCTGACGCGTCTCCTGTCCAACCCAGCCCTGAAGGGAGAGAAGCATTTAAAGCTCGAGCCCGAAACCTTCGTGCTTGCGAACTACTACCCGGCTGTGATCGATCCAGAGCTTTGGGACGAGCTGCAACAGCTCGTCGGCATGCGTAGCCGCAGGCATGTGAAAGGTGAGATTCCCTCTCTGCTTACTGGCTTCGGCGTTACCTTGTGCGGCTACTGTGGAACAGCGTTGAAAGGCCAAACCATGGCCAACAAGCGCCGCGCCGATGGCACGCTGGCCGACGGCCACCGCCGGCTCCAGTGCGTTCGCGTCAACAGCGGCGACGGATGCACCGTGAAAGGGTCTTGCTCGGCGGCTCCGATTGAGCGCGCGCTGATGCGCTACTGCTCGGACCTGGTCAACTTGCGCTCGCTTTATGCGGGTGACCGGGAAACCCTTCCTCGCAGTGAAATGACGTCCGCGGTTACCCAGTTGCAGAGCATCGAAAAAAAGCTCGAGCGAATCACGGAAGCACTGCTCGAAAGCGACGACGCCGCGCCTTTGACGTTTGTCCGGCGTGCACGTGAACTCGAGGCGGACCGTGAAGTTGCGCGTGCGAAGGTCCGCGAACTCGAGCGCGCGCTCGCAGAGGCCGCACGAGCAGACCTTTCGGGCGCGGACGAGCGATGGAAGGAACTGATCGACGGCGTTGAAGCGCTGGACTACGAAGCGCGCATGCGGGCTCGCCAACTCGTGAGCGACACCTTCGAGCGGATCGTGGTCTACCACAACGGGATGCGGCCGCCGAAGGAAGGAAAGGCACCGATCGATGTCATTCTTCAAGCCAAGGGTGGCACAGCCCGGCAACTTCGCATCAATTCGGCAGGCCATCTCGTCGTCGGCGACGAGATGAAGTTCGAATCCTTCTTGAGCTAAATCCTGCACCCGCCGCAACGTTAGTCAGAAGAGCCGCATCTGTGCCTTAGGGATCGGCTCGCCGACCATGCGCAGCTTCTCGGCGGGGTACTGACTCACGAAGTCCATCGAGCGCTCGGCAGGCGCATCGAGCCATGCCTCGTACAGCTCCGAGGGCAGGATCACAACCATGCGCTTGTCCTGCTGGTCTGGCGGCCGCGTCCGATCCGGCTTGTGCATGAGGCTGAACATCGGATGGTCGTCCGCATTCACCGTCAGCATCGCGAAGGTCAGCTCTTCCTGCCGCGTGGCAGGGTTGCGCCACGGCGCCCAGATGCCAGCGACGCCGAGCGTGTCATCGTTGGCCGCCGTGAACCGGGTCGGGACGTGCTCGCCCGTGCGCCAGTCCGGCTCGTAGATCGCCTCGCACGGCACGATGCAGTGCCGCGCGCGCTCCCAGGACTCCTTGAAGGTGCGCAGCTCGGCGACGGTTTCAGTGCGCGCGTTGTAGGTCCGGTACGTGGTGCTGTAGGCCAGGTCCTTAGCGAACCGCGCCAGCATGCCGAAATGCCCCCCGACCACCTCGAAATCGGGCACCGCGTCATCGCCCGAGCTGTGCTCCAACGGGCGCCGGATGATCGGCGCCATGTACGTGGGGTGGATGTCCAAGTGAATGCTGCCGCGCGGCGGCTCCCAGTTCGGCGGCAGGGTGATGCCGAATCGCTTCTCGATCTGCCGGCGGCGCTTCTCCGCTTGGTAGTGGCTGCACATGGTCGAATTTTGCGCTCGGCTATCTGTTGACGGGCGGACTCCCGAGTTCGATACTGTATTTTTATACAGTAATTGGAGAGCCCCATGGAAACCATCACCATCCCCGCTTTCGACCCGTCTTCCGCCACGTCGACGGCAGCCCAAGAGCCCGAGCTGTCGCCCAGTGAGCTGTATCGCCGGGATGCCAAGCGCGACTGGGTACAACGCTACGTCGACGAATGGCAAACGCTTGCCAACGGTCGCGTCGATGTCGAATACGCCATGATGGACGGCCAGACCCTGCACTACGTGGTGGGCCACCGGCCGCCGGAAGAGGTCGCCCGTCAGCACTTCAACGGCTGCACCGGGGCCGACACGACGGCACAGCGCGCCGAGGAGAAATTCCAGTCTCTGGCCGTTGAAGTTGGGCTGGTGCCCGCAGGTGCGCCGCTTTCGAAAGAGCATCTTGACTTCGCCTACGGCGTGGCCGTCCTGTGCGCGTCAGTCGGCGACCGATTCCGCGATGCGAGGGAAGGCTGTGCAGGCGACCAGATCCGCGCGATGTACGGCCCGGTGCCGTTCTGATCATGAAAGAAGTCGAGCACTTCACCTTCATCATGCCGCCCAGCATCTGGAAGAAGAAGCCGCACCCGTCGAGCTTCAAGATGACCATGGAACACGCCGCAAAGAGCCACCCTGGCGCAGTTCCAATTCTGTCGTCGCGTGAGGTTCGCAGCTTGCCCGAGAGCACCGAAGAGATGATGAGGCTCACTATCCCCCACAAGGGCCGGGCGCGGACACCCGAAGAAGAGGCCTATTCGGCCCGGCTGGTGTCCGGCATTGGGGCCAAGAGCGAGCGGCTGGACGGCGAATCGGACCCGGCGCCTGATACCACCCACAGGCAGTAAGCGCGAAATACAACCGAGGGGTGGTATCGCCGCGCCGCCGAGGGACGCCAGCGACAATTCGCACATAAGCCAGACTGATTTCTTCCCCGAAGCCACCACGATCCTGCGCATGCCAACCTGGCTTGGCCGCGACGTCACCCAGGACCACCACCTACCGCATGCGCTCGGCGACTACAAGGTCTCGCCGGGCGCGGCCGGCGAGCGCTGGACGGTCACCCTGCTGAAGACCGGCGAGACCGTTTACAGCGGCCTCGGCCCAGTCGAAGTTCTCCGGGGCCAGCCGACGACATGAAGACCTCCGAGCTGGGCGGTCAGGTCCTGCACGACTGGATCGCGAAGGCACTGGTCGAAGAGCCCGGCACCGCATACAGCACCTCCTGGCCAGGCTTCGACCAACTACTCGAGCGCGAGGCAATCCACGTCGCGCCGACGCCCGGCAAGGCCTACCAGTGGTGCTCTATCGTGGTGGGCCGCCCCGGGGGCCGGCTGCCGGAAGGCCGCGGACCGTGGCAGGAAGGGCCGAACCCGAGAATTGCTGCTGGACGGGCCATAGTGGCTACACGTTATGGGGCCGAAGTGCCCGACCTCCCCCCAGCGAAAGGCGAATAGGTACTATCGGCCAATACCGGAAGTTCGTCACGCCTCTCCAGTTTTCCTCCAGCAGCACCTCGCTTGCGCTTCCGCCTTGACTACAGTCGGCCAAGACCAGCCGTTCGGGACTGAGGCAGAATTTGCTCGAAGCTGACATTCATTGGAGAGCCCATGAGCTTGGACTTCGTCCTCATCAAGTCGCACGGACATCCGCTGTCGATGGATCAGATCGACATAGACGTAACCTTCAAGCAGGAGGACTACAAGGCATTGGCCGAACGGTTCTTTGAGGGAATCGTTTGGACAGCGGCGGAGGGCATCGTCAGTTCGGACGACATGAGTTTCGAATTGAAGCCAAGTGATATCTCCCTCTCGATCACGGCCCGGGGGCCGGGAGACACAGTCGCGTACATGGACAGGATCGCGGCACTTGGAGCGCAGCACGGTATCGTGGTCATTGACGTGCAAGGATCTGAGATCCTTGTGCCGATCGCCGACTAGAGCAACCCTGGCTGAATGTTCCACATCGGCCAGAAGCCGTCACGCGATGGCCACCTCCATTCCGCTCCGAAGCAGACACTCGGTGCCCTCGCGCATCAGCGATGGGCACCCGAATTCATGCCGAATGCTTTCAATGAACGCTCCATGCAGCCAGAAATCACCAGGACTTTGGTCTCCATCTGAGCGCGAGTTTGAACTTGCTGAGGAAGCGTTTGACGAATGGAAGCGGACTGGGTCCACCAGCCGTGGGTGCCCCCACTGTTCAGCGAAACTCAGCTTCTTTGACGAAGGCAGTGGCCACTCGATCAAGTGCAGCGGTTGCCAACTCACCTACACGGTCCGAGGCATTTAGCAGCAGTCGGCCAAAATCAGCTGCACGGCCAATAGAGTAACCGAACTAACGTCAAACAATGGCCCAGACAACAAGCCGCCAGAATTCCGAAGCAAGGTTTGTCGACTCCTTTTTCAAGATTTCGACAAATATTCTGCTAATCGCATTTTTGCAAGGATGCGTCACATTCAGCAATCTCGACCCCAAAGCAAGGTTCGACGAATCAAGTGCGGAATCCGTTATTGTTATGGGCGTTCGGCCTCGCTACCGTGTGGCGATTGGCCCCGGGGAAATTAGGCCTGACGGCAACGTAAAGACCGGACAAATTGCGGCATTGAACGTGTACCCCGAAAACGGGTACATAGTTGGAAAGGTGCCTTCCGCGGAGGGGGCAAATGAATATCACGTCCAATTGATCCTCCCCGAAGGCATAGGAGGTTTTGTTCCGGCGTACGCTCCCTGCGGGGATCAACAGGTGGCGAGCTTTTTTGCGCCGCGCGGAAAAGTCGTCTATGTTGGCGATCTGGATTTCACCTCATCTGGCGCAAAGATGGCGATTTCATACAGCCAGAACTACCCTGCAGCCCAGAGCTTTATGGCTAAATACTACCCTGGACTTGCTTCAAGGATTGAGCATCAACCTTTGCAAGGCAGGCGTATTGTGCACGTCGATTGCGCCCCTAGATCCGTTACCATACCGGTCTACATCCCTTCACGGCACTGACGGAATTCAGTTTGAAATTTGGTTGATCTTTGCAGCACCGCGGATTGTTGGGTCACCGCGCAGCATCTGAGCGCGAATTTGGGGCCCTTCAGTAAAAACGGCGGAATTTTGATTTGAGTAGTGGCCGCTTCAAACTCTTCGCGGCAGCGGATTAAGGATTAAGGGTCGCTTCAGAGCGACATGAAAGTTGGCTGAGGGCCCGAAGCATCTGGTAGCCGACAGGCTACAGTCGGCCAGGACCAGTCGTTCAGCTCTCGTCCTCAGCACTGCAAGACCATATGTTCGAATCCACACCCGAGATTCTTGCCGCTGCCCGCGCCGAGCTAACTGCTGGTCCGCCATCGGCCGCATTGCGAGCAATCGCCCAACGCTTCCAGCTTCAACGGACCGATGTCGCATGGGTCGCTGCCGAGGTATTTCAGAATATTGCGACGCCCGAGATTCAAGCCATTTGGCATTGGGATATGGAGCTAGGCGGCAAAGGACACCCTGACGGTGAGCTTGACCGCCTGTTGAGCCACCTTGTTGTGTGACAGCCGCGTGCGTGTTGCAAACTACGGCACTCGGCCAGGACCAGACTTCCAGCTTGCATGTGTGACCCCGAAGTATGACCAAAGAAATTGCCAATTTCTCGCAGGAGAGTTGTGCTCATCTCTTGAAAGTGTTGCACGTGCTGGGATGGGAGTTCCAGAACCCGAGCGACTCAAGGATCACAGCGTGGAGCAATCTCGGTGAAGAGATGGCGCTCGAATCCCCGGAGCACGCTCGCCAGGTACTTGACGCGTCGGTCGGTCACGGAGTTCAGCTTTGGGGCTCCCCTTGCCGAGATATCTTCATAAGCTGCCATGAGCACCCTCGGATGTACCTCGACGGATTTACTGCAAAGGAAAGTTCGTCTCTTCAGGCCGCACTGCGGGAGCACGGGTTGACATTCGAAATGAGCTGGGACGATTGATCAACGCAAAGACCGCTTTCTGCCCAGCGCCATCGACGGTGCTTCGGCTGAACTCGGCCAGAACCAGACATTGCCGGCCGCCTCGCAGATTTCCTGCGACGATGCTATGAGCCTTCCTGAACTGCTTCCGATGAGGCAGTCCGTGCATTGCAGCCACCATAGAACTTATGCAGATATCGCAAATCTTTGAGCAAGAGCGCAACCGATATGTGCAATTCTTGGTGGAAACTACGACGCGACTTACCTCGGAGTCCGAGGGCACGGTCGGGGAACTGCTGCTCAGCTTAAACAACGAGGCCATCCCGTATCCATACCGTTACGTCCGAGTCGACATCATGTCCAAGGGCCCCGATGGCCTGCCGAAACCAAGCGAAGTGGTGCTCGACATTGACGAGGCGTTTGAAGCGCGGGAATTCAACCTTGGAGCGTTCGCAGTTGAGGTCCACCCCTTCACTTGGGATTCGGTCCAGGTACTGGTGAACGGCCCAATCAAAGACTCAAGGCAGTTGGAAGAGTGGATTACTCGCCGGCTGGACCTTGAGGACAAGAATTCTCCGGGCCCCTTCGGGACTAGCCAGGCGATTCACTCGTTCTCCCCAGTCGAGAGTCAGGATGGATGGAGCTACCTCACCGGCGACTTTGGCTCTGCTCCGGCCGATGCGCTATCAGAGTTCATTGAGCTTCTGGCAGGCCAGGGCATGACCCGTATCGTCATCAGGGGTGGTCGGTGAGCTTCCTCCGAGGGGCGGTCTTGACCCCAGCGTCGCGCTGGGGGTTACGGCAGAATCCGGCCAGAAGCTGACGCTCGTTACCACCTGCAATCTCCGCTTCCTCGGACCGCGCTTTCGACTCCATACAACGGATGGCATACGCCACGGCTCTATCAACGTAGGGGAAATTTTGGGAAACATTATTTCGCACAAAGGGCGCCCGGACCTTGAGGCTGTGCATATGAGCAACTCGTTCACCGCCGTGGTGTTCGAGGTTCTCTCCATCGCGATGTCGATGCTGGCAGCAAATGATGCCGAACGTGTTTTGGCGGTTCAGGTTGCCGGAAATGACCAAGAATTTCAAGGCCTTGGCGTGGTCGGCTTCGATGTCTGCGAGCTAAGTTGGTCCATTGGCGGGCTGAAACAAGAAAAGGAATTCGTTGTTGCTAGCATCGACGCAGCGATTGACAAGATGGGGTGGGAAAGGCTGGACTATGAGCCCAATCACCTACATGTTGTAACGATGCTTCGAACGCTGCGAGTCTTGATTGAGGCAGTTGAACCTGCGCACATACGTGTGCCTCGCTGGAAAAGTCTTTTTAACGCCCCAGCCCCAAAAGGTTTTCCTAAGTGTGAGCGCCACGGCGTCTATCTTCACGCCGCAGGATGTGTCGTTTGTAGCGGTAGCAAGTGAAAATTCGTCAGCTCGACGGATTCGGCCAGAACTAGACATAACAATGACCAATCCTGCACGTAGTTGGGACGAGGTTTCAAATGAGCCCCTCACTCTTGAAGCTATTCGACGCCTCTACCCTGATGCTTCGAAGTTTCGTGTGAGCCCGAATCGCTATGAAGCAGGTGCGAGGTTCCCGGGTAGTCATAGAACTCGCCGCGTGTATATCCTGTCAGGAGCGTGCCGCCTCCAGCAGAGCGACTTCACGACGGAACTCCAAACGGGAATGTTTTGCGACTTCCCTGACGGTGCCTTCGAATTCACGGTCACTAGTGATGGACCGGTCGAATTGGTGAACGTCTGGAAGTTCTCATTCGACGATACCGGTAGGTTGACGGGCACTGATCCGTTGAAAGATTAACCAGCGCGCCTTCCGACGAGTGACTGCTTTCGGCAACATCAGAAGCCCGCTTTGGGCCCGGAGGAGACATCCGCCTCGCCGGAGAGCTGCCGTTCGCGCCCCCTCAGAGGCCGTCCATCCACCCCTGCGCAGCCATGTGGGTGATGAAATCATTCAACAAGACTTGGTCAACCTCCAGCGAGGCTCGGTGACCTCCTTTGTGGTGAGGCTGGAGGCCGTGTATCGAGACCAGACCTGGAGCGCCTTCCAATGAGGTCAACAGCGCGTCCTTCTCGGCACTCAGGTCCGGAAATGACAAGCTCTTGTGCAGATAGCGCGGTCCGATTCTCATTGGTGAAGGTCTGGTTGTGGCCGAGCGCAGCCCTCGGCGATCACATCGGCTTCAAAGCCTCCGTGCCTCCGATGCTCGAGCTTGGCTTCCCATCGCATATAGCACGAGTGCCGCCGCCATAGGAGTCTGAAACAAAACACCGGCCAAGCCCGACAAAGCCACCCATTGTTCCGCACCTCCTTGCCATGGAAGCAAATTTGATAGCAGCAAGAATACAACGACCGCAGCGCGTGCTGCGAAGAGAAGCGCGATGGCTATCAAGGCAACACGAAATCCCAGGGTTGGGATCGGTTTCCTGCGGACGTGACGAAAGAGGCACACCATGGCGACCAAGTCCAACAACGTCGAGACAATCTGAATGAGGCCGAACGATCCGACGAACTGCAGATAGGGATAGAACAGCACCACAAAGAAGATGGCGTAGGCCACCAAATAGATTGCCCACGCTTTGCGAATCGGTCGGTCTGCTGTGTTCATTGGTAATTGTTCTAAAGATTGTCGGCGTCGGCGACCGTCTGCTTTCGAGCGAATTTTGCCGGAGTGGTGAACGGCGGGTTTTGGCCGACTGTAGCCTGTCGGCTACCAGATGCTTCGGGCCCTTAGCGGCTGTACGTCGTTGCGCAAAGCGGCCTTTCGACGGGGAAAACAGGTCATCTTCTACAGCCGCATCGTGATGACTTCAGTGAGTGCATTTTTGTCAGGCGTCGAAAATGGACATGCTTCGACGGCCGCTCGCAACGCGGCGACGACTGCCGTTAACAGAGCGTCATCTTCACTCGTCCCATCAACACCCGTTAGCACCTGAAAAAACCCGTCTGCGTTGGGTATTTCTTCAAAATAGCCACTCGGCTTGTCGTCCGTGACGCCAACGAGGATCGCCTCATAGATCGGGTTGGCCAGGGGGACGCGCGAAAACGCATCGAGCATGGGTTCAACTGCGGGCCGGATGCGTCGCATGGCCTTAGAGAAGTTTCTGTCTCGCGCCGCAACGCTTAAGGACAATCGCATATTCAAACTTCTGGTTATTCCCGATGGTTGTCCGAGACCTTGGCGGTGCGCACGCGCTTCGCGAGGCAGCGTTGACCGTCCGGTCATGGCCGCATTGTGCCGGCACGGCGAAGGACCGGTTCTGGCCGACTGTAGCCGGTCGCGCTGCCATTTCGAGTTGGCCCGAAGTAGTCGTCCGGTGTGAGCCTAGGCGGCGTTCAATCTGCCATCGAAGTGAGAGCCGCTGGAAGCTTGTAGACCTTCATCAACCGAACAGCGGCCTCATTCGATACTGCGAATTCATATCGATTCGGAAGCAGATCCACGTACTCGGCGCCCTGCACCGTGACCAGCCCTGCATCGCTGCGATAGGTGCACTTTCCTTCAAACACATAGAGTCTGAACGGCTGGCCGACGCTTGATGGAAACGTCACTCGGCAGTCGTACCGGTTCGGGAAGAATCTGTAGCCCTCTGCAAAGGGAAACAACTCTCGAATGAGCTGCTCTGAGATTGGCCGGCTTGAGATCTCTGTCCACGGTCGTACAACCATCACTACTCCTTAAAACCAATCTGCGAGATGAGCGTCGGCTTTTGGCCGGATTCTGCCGACGCACGGCATACGCCGGTGTAAGAAGCATCATTGACCTGCAATGTCGTAGAAGCCCTTGGAGTCAAATCGGCAGCACCATTTGACGTGAGACCAAGTGCCCGTTGAGTTGGCCTCAACGACTCCCCGCGCAAACAGCACTTCGTGCGTGCCGTCGTCATAGAGGTTGTCTTCTTGGACCTCAATAGGTAGACCTTCAACGAGCAGAACGGACCAGCCGTTGATGTCCTTTCGGAGATCGGTCTGCGACAGCATGATGAGATCGCGCTCAAGCAATTCGTTGAAATCGACTGAAAAACGAGGCGTCATATCGAATGTCTGGTTCTGGCCGAGCACAGCCCTCGGCGATCACATCGGCTTCAAAGCCTCCGTGCCTCCGATGCTCGAGCTTGGCTTCCCATCGCATACAGCATGAGTGCCGCCGCCATAGGAGTCTGAAAAAAAATACCGGCCAAGCCTGACAAAGCCACCCATTGTTCCGCACCTCCTTGCCATGGAAGCAAGTTTGACAACAACAGGAATACAACGACCGCAGCGCGTGCTGCGAAGAGAAGCGCGATGGCTATCAAGGCAACACGAAATCCCAGGGTTGGGATCGGTTTCCTGCGGATGTGACGAAAGAGGCACACCATGGCGACCAAGTCCAACAACGTCGAGACAATCTGAATGAGGCCGAACGATCCGACGAACTGCAGATAGGGATAGAACAGCACCACAAAGAAGATGGCGTAGGCCACCAAATAGATTGCCCACGCCTTGCGAATCGGTCGGTCTGCTGTGTTCATTGGTAATTGTTCTAAAGATTGTCGGCGTCGGCGACCGTCTGCTTTCGAGCGAATTTTGCCGGAGTGGTGAACGGCGGGTTTTGGCCGACTGTAGCCCTCTAGCCGTCCGACTCAACGCCCCCAAAGGGCCACTAGTTCACGGTTTGAACTCCAGCCCGGATTTCTACAGAAGAAAATATAGGAACGCTTGACGTTGCCAACGCAGGACGTTACCATAAACTCCATGACGATCCAGACCTTCAAGTGCGACGACACACGCAAGCTGTTCGAGGGCCAACGTGTCGCCCGCTGGGTCAACATACAGATCGTGGCAATTCGCAAGCTGGCGATGCTCAACGCCGCTGTCTTGCTGCTGGACTTGCGTATCCCGCCGAATAACCGCCTCGAGGCGCTGGTTGGGGATCGAAGGGGTCAGCACAGCATTCGCGTCAACGATCAGTGGCGCGTTTGCTTCAAGTGGACCGAAGCAGGTCCGGCAGAGGTTGAGATAGTCGATTACCACTGAGCCCGGCGACGGGCCCCAGTTTTTGTGTTTGCGCTGAGAAGAAGGAGTTTCTATGACGCGCCAAGTACCGTACCCGCACCCCGGTGAAATCCTTGCCGAGGAATTTTTGGAGCCAATGGGCATCACGCCCTACAAGCTGGCTCAGGCTATCAACGTGCCGCTGACCCGCATCACTGCGATCATCGCTGGTGAACGCGCTATTACGGCAGACACAGGCCTTCGCTTGTCGCATGCCTTCGGCCTGAGCGATGAGTTCTGGCTGAACTTGCAACGCGACTACGACGCCGCGACAACCCGAGATGCTCTGGGTGGTGAACTGGACGAACTCGAACCACTCACCTTCCAAGCGATCTGGACAAACCCCGAGGGCATCAGTGCGAGGCAGGTTGATGCTGCCCAGAAGCGATACATCATCGTCTTGGCGAAACGGCTGGGCGGATCACAGAAGGTGCCCGAGTACTTCGCCTCGTGGTCGAAGTCTCTGCGTGAAGGGGCAAAGGCACTTGCCAACGCTGAGCGCGAACAGCTCCAAGTATGGGAAGCAGCAAGCGAAGAGGCGAAGTCAGCAGCCGTGGAGTTGCTCGGCAAGGTGAGTAACCCCTCTTTTTTAGTGACCCTGCGAGAAGCATCAGCCAAGCATTGATGCGTGGTGGCCGACCATCGCCGCAGAAAAACAGCCCGCCCGATGCGGGCTGTTTGCTTTAAGGCAAGGGCCAATCTCAGGTCCCGCGCCAGTGCAGATTGATGCGCTCCACTGCATCCAACAGCACCTGCTGCAAACCGCCCAAGTCGCCAGCGAAACCCCAGTTGTCAGGCTCCTTGCTGGCCCGCTGCGCGTGATCGCGCTGGCGTTCGTCGAGCTTGGCCAGCAGGATCGTGATGTTCGCGCTGTAGGCTTGGTAGGCGGCCGTAGCGGTGCGTTCGGCGCTGGCGTCGAGTAGTTCGATGCCGTCGTCGGTGGCGATGGTCGTCATGCGGTTTCTTTCGGGTTGTTCAACACCTCCAGTACCGCTCTGCCGGCCTACACAGTCAACGCGGCGAGGCAGTGCCCCACCACGCGAGTCTGGCACTCGGCTCAGAACAACCCCACCGGCTCAGCCGCTACATCCCAGCTCGAGATGATGAGTTCGCTGCGCTCGACGCCAGCACCGCCGCCGACGGTGTAGCTGATGGGAACCGTCTCCATGTGCAGGCCAGCGAAACACTCTCGAATCGCCGGGTGGTCGTTGATGCTCAGGACCGCCTTGCCTTTCAGCGACCGCATGGCCACGGCCATGGCCTCGTACTCGGGCCACGCAAAGGGCACGCCGTACCCTTCGGTCTCCCAGTACGGCGGGTCCAGATAGAACAGCGTGTGCGCCCTGTCGTAGCGGCGCACGCACTCGCGCCAGTCGAGCTGCTCGACATAGGCGCCATGCAGCCGCAGATGCGCGGCGCTCAGCGTCTCCTCGAGGCGCAGTAGGTTCACCGTCGGCGCCGGCGCCGTGGTCGCGGTGCCCCACGTCTGGCCTTGAACCTTGCCACCGAAGGCCTGGTGCTGCAGGTAGTAGAACCGTGCCGCACGCTCGATGTCCGTCAGGGTGTGCGGCTGCGTGTCCTGCAGCCATTTGAAGACCTGGCGGCTGCTCAGCGCCCATTTGAACTGGCGCACGAACTCCTCGAGGTGACGCTGCACCACACGGTATAGGTTGACCAGATCGCCGTTGATGTCGTTGATGACCTCGACGTCGGCCGGAGGGCGAAGGAAATACAGCGCTGCGCCACCGGCGAAGACTTCGACGTAGCAGGTATGCGCGGGAAAACGGGGAATGATGATGTCGGCCAGACGGCGCTTGCCGCCGAGCCAGGGAATGATGGGGGTTGCCACATGGACTCCAGTTGACCGGAATTGGTCGGATACACTCGCCCCGCCTGTACAGGTGGACAGGGCCTCGGCTGGGTCACAGGCGCAATCTGTGGTTCGGTGGCTCGCCAAGGTGCTCTAACACCGAGGCGGGTCGCCTTGTTCTTTTATTCGGGGTGCTGCGTCGTTGCGCCCTCCCCGATGCTCAGTGCAGACGTCTGCACGACGTTTACCGGGCTCACGGCTGGGCCAGAGCCTCGCGGGCTTTGATGGCCAGAAGCTCCACCTCGGCTAGGCCGAAATAGCCGCCGTTGACCACCTTGCGGACCGCACGCACGTTGCCCAGCTTGTCGTCGGGCACCTTGCCCTCCCACCACGCCACACAGAACTCCAGTGCGAAGTGCGGCTGTTCCGCCAGCTCAGGCAGGCCCACCAAATCCTGGCCCACCAGATCACCGAGCCACCGATAGTTGGACTTGCCAGTGATGCCGATAGGCGTGCGGCCCGGATACCTGGCCCCGTCGCCGCTGCCCTCGGGCCCATTGCCCAGCCGGCCGCCGTAGCAGGCCTCGAAGAACTTCCATTCATTCCGGGCAAGTTCGTTCGCCCGCATTCCCAGCTGCCGCCATCGCGTGCCGGGTCCGCTGGCGTTGCCGAGCTGGCGGATGCGATCAGCGCTGTAGTTACCGCTCTCCTTCATTTTTTCGAGCATTGCGCTCTCGTGGAGGATCGTCGGCAAGAAGTCGACCAGGTCGGCTTCGCCTGCACTGAACGTGCCGGCCTTGATCGTGTCGGCGAACACGGGCGCCCAGCGTGAGGCGGTGGCTGTTTGCACGCCACAGGCGCGAAAAATGCGCAGCCAGTGGGCCGCTGTACGAGTTTTCATGGTGTCTCCGAGGGGTTGTGGTCGTTGCGTGTTTCGAGGGGCGCCCGTTGGCGCCAGCGTCCCGAGCTGGTCAGCAGGCCCACCAGCACGGCGCCCGCGAAAGTCATCCCTGTCCATCCCGGCCAGGTGCCCGTCCACGGCGCGAAGCCGAAGACGACCGCGCCGCCACCGAGGGCGACGTACTTGACGCGCACGGCGCATCGGATGGCCGTGTCGGTCAGACGCAGGCGGCATAGGCTCACGCCGGCGATGCACAGGCAAATAGCCAGGGTGGCGGCGGCAAAAAGGTATTCACGCTCCATCACTACCTCCCCGCTTGCTGTCGCCGCTTCTGGTGCGGATCAGGACGTCGATCAAGGTGGCGCCCTTGCGGGCGATCCATTGGCCGATCTGTGGCCACCGCTCGCCCACAAGCCCGATGCCAAAGGCCATCGGCCCTAACAGCCAATTCACCTCCACCGTCGGCAGGTAGCGCTGTGCGACGACAGCCAGTGGCACCGTGAACAGGATCGCGGCGCCGTTAGCAGCCAGGAAGAAGCGCAGCGCGGCCGTGCGCGTCGATGAGGGGCGTTGGCCGAGGCGGAAGTACGCGCCGAGCGTCGAGCCAAGCAGGATCACCAAGTAGGGCCCGACGACAGCCGCCACGGCGGGCGAGAAGACGGCCGTGGCCGCCAGGACCAGCACCGCGACGGGATCAAGGTTTGGCTGATTCATGAGCCTCCAGAAAGCGAAAAACCCGCCGAAGCGGGTTGGGATGGGTGTCCATGGGTTCAGCCCATGGATGAGTCAGGTGCGTGGCTTGTGACTGGCGGTGGATCAGTGCCTCCTGAATCTCAAGTCGGCACCGTGAACCACGCCACGGCGACCCCGTTGGAGCGAAGCAGGCGAACAGTCGAGTTCGCCGCGTTCTGAACAGTGATTCCCTTGAGCCCGTTCCCTCCGACCGTGTAGGCATTGAGCCCCGGATTCCCAGCGGTCCCGTCCGGGTCATCGAACTGCGCGCCGGGCGGGCCGATCACCATGAGATTGCCCGCCCCGGCTTCGTTCACAAAGCCCGCGTCCATCGCGACGGCATGCCAGCCACCGGAGCCACTGACGACAGGCCCACCGCCGCCACCGCCTGGCGCAGTGTTCGTGACCGTGACCGTGCCATTCCCGTTGTCGTTGACGGAGATTCCGTTGCCCGGAATGATCCGGCCGGGCGTCAACAGACCGCAGTGGTTGATGAGATTCCCACAATCGATTCCCAGCGGGTTACCAGGCGTGCCATTGCCCGAGACCACACCGTCAGTCGCGACACCGCGAAACGGCGCCGTGTTGACGATCCGGACCGAGTGCGTCCCCTCCACCTCGACGGAGATTCCATCGCCTTCGAGGATGTCGTCGACGCCAGGAATGCCGCAGTGTTCCTTCAGCTCGCCGCAGTCGATGCCCAGAGGCTTGCCCACCTGGCCCGTGCCCGTGATCGGCGAGCTCACCGAGATCTCGTGCTCGGCAATGCTGGTCATCGCGGTCTTCTTGATCGCCTCGGCCAGCTGCGTCCAGTTGTCGTGGTCGATGGCCAGGCCGCTGGCCTCGATGGCAGCTGCGAACTCCAGCCAGAAGCGGTTGTAAATCTCGGCCATGTTCTTCGTGGCCGTGAAGGGGCTGTTGCCGTCGACGGCGCCGATGTGCAGCACGTTCCAAGGTGCCGGCGTGTTGGGCCCGGGGCGAAACGCCACCGACTTGCTCACGCCTGGGATGTGATTGATGAGGTCCATGGTTCTCTCGTTCGTGGGCTTAAGCGTCTGCAGGTGGTTCGATGTTGGTGCGCAAGCCGCCGTAGACGCGGGTTCGCACGTCACGCGATGCGATGTATTGGTCAGCGATGACAGCAGCGGGCGTCCCTGAGCCGCCAGGCAGGTACTGCAGAGACGTCAGCGCAGAAACGCCCGAGGTCAGTACGCCGGCGCCGGTGACAGTGGTCTGCTGCAGCTGCATGCTGTGATTCACGACCGAGCCTCCCTCGAACTGGGAGTCAGCGTCGGGAAGGTCGATCCTGCAGTAGTAGGCAAACCAACCGCCCTCGCTACCCTGCTCGAAAAAGCTGCCGCGCACCTTGTAGGCCGTGCCATTGCTGAGCGGCGCGGCGCGCAGGCCGATGCCGGTCGCGCGGATGATGCCCGCGTAGGTGGGATACAGGCCCATGCATCGCTGGTACTCGACGCCCAAGGACTCGTACACGAACGACGGCGTGCAAACGAGGTTGGTGTTCAGGTCCCACGATGCTGCGGTCGCAAACTTGCTGTCGCCGGATTTCGGCGGCATGGCGTCGGCCATCGGTCCATAGGGCTGGATCATCAGAAGCCCTCCCCTCAGGATCGCGGGCGAGGCCGTGTCGAGGACGTGGTCTTGCGCTTCGTGCAGATTGACCGTGCGGGTGACACCCTGCGGCCCGCGAGCCAGCGCGGCGCGTACCGTCTTCAAGGGAGCGGCGCGCGTTCCTGCCGCGCTGTCATCGCCGTCGACGCCATCGACGAACAGATTCGAGATGTCCGCCGGCGCCACGACGCCGTAGTACAGGCCATCTGCGCGCTTCTGAAGCAGGTTGCCCGGCTCCTTGCTCAGGCCGCCCATTCTCATCATCGCCTGGCCCAGCTGCGCCCAGTTGTCATTGTCGATCTCCAGCCCGCTGGCCTGAATGGCCGCCGCGATCTGCAGGCAGATGCGGTTGTAGATCTCCGCCATGTTCCTGGTCGATGCGTCGGGCGTGTTGCCGTCGACCGCGCCCACATGCCGGACGTTCCACGGGGCGGGTGTGTGCGCGCCGGGATTGAACTCCCCGAAATTGGCTACCCCCTCGATATGGGTGATGAGGTCCATGCTGCGATTCCTTTGTGAAATGAAAAAGGACCGCCGAGGCGGTCCTTGAAGACTGACGGCCGAGCGCGCCTCAGTCGCAAATCGCCCATGCGATATGGGCCGGCAGGTGCTTGTCCATCAAGCAGATGAGCAGCTGCCACTTGATGGGATCGGCGGTGGTGAGCGGTATGCCGACACCACCGGTCCAACCGCCGACCGTGCTGTGATAGATGTAGGGGCAATCGGGAAGCTCGTCGTCCTCGGGCGGTGGTGAGAAGTTCGGCCCGATGCCCCGCACGCAGACACCGCCTTGAACCATCAGCGTCTGCGTCGCGCCGTGCGCCACCCAGTTGTGCGTGACGAAGTTCTCCAGCGTCAACGTCGGGCACTCGAGCGCGATCTGCAGCACCTCCTGCAGCTGCGGCAGCGTGGTGACGCCCTCCCCTCGCCGCGCGGCGCACACCATCGCCTGACGGCCGGCCAGGTCGGTGGGATAGTCCCGGACGGAACAGGCACCGGGCAAGCCGTACTCTTTCTCCCACTCGTCCAGCAGCTCCACCGAGCCGCATGCGAGCGACTCCTCGAACAGGTCGCACATCCGGCGTTCGAAGTCGCAGAGCAAGCGACCGAAGGCTCGATAGAGCGCAGCCTTGACGGTGGTGAACTGGCGGCACCATGCAAGGCCCCGAGGTTCCAGCGCAAGCGCCGCCTCGGCGAACTGCTCCGGTGTATGGCCGCACAGCGGCGCGTCGGCGGGCCGAGACTGCGGCTCGCAGACGGGCTCAGCGTTCGGCGCGCATTGAACATCCGCGAAGGTCATGCATCAGTTCCAGTGAAGGTCACCCCGGCGCCGCGCACGGCCGGTACCACGGCATCAGCGTCGGCAGCGGTTGCCGAGGCCAAGCGCCCGATCGAGGAACGCCGCGAGTACAACAACCGCTGGCAGGCCGAAGCCATGCGGCAGGCCGATGCGCATTTCAAGGGCTGGACGCACGAGATCCCCGCCAGCCTGCTCCGTGCGTTCATGGTCCACATGTTCGAGATCGTGGACGAAGGCGCTTTCGGCCCGGCTCTCGATCTCGGCACCGAGTTCGATGGACGTGAGGCACTCCACCGTCTTCAGACCCTGCCGGACAGCGCCATGAACGAGGTGTTCCTTCGCTGGGTGCTGCACGACTCGGAGGGCTACCCCAACCCATGGACCACCGAGCAGCGCAATCGAACAGAGCCGAAACACCCGATGTGGGAGATCTTCGGACTCGCTGGCGTCGACGTCGACGCGATCCAGGCCGAGACGAAGCGCGTGATCGAAAGCGACGACCGCGCCGTCGAGCTGGAAAAGGCCCAGCGCGACGCGAAATCGGAGGCTACTGGGCACAGCGGAAAAAAATCGTCCGCCCCGCCTGCGGCGCCGAAGAAACGCGGGAGGAAGCCTTCGGCCGAGGAGGTCCAAGCGCAGATCGCGGAGCAGTTGCAGCAGCTTGACCAGGCGCCTGACGGCGCAGCTGAAGAGGTAGGCGCGGCACCTGCCGCGCCAGCCGCGCCCACTCTGCAGGTCGGTGATCGAATCACGGTCACTGACAGCAAGTACACCCAGTTCGAGCACCAGGGCGAAATCACGCACGTGCTTGCCAAGAACAAGGTGCGCGTGGCCTTCGATAAGGGGCCGGATGCGGTCCTGCCGGCAGCGGCCGTCCAGGTCACTGCGAAGGCCTTGTGGCCCTTCCCCACCGCGTCGAAGACACCAGTCGAGGAAGCGCCCGCGACATTCAGCATCGGCCAGTTGGCCAAGGTCAAGGCCGGCAGCAAGAGCGCGCGCGGGAAAGCGCTCAAGACCATCGGCAAGGTCGGCCGCATCGTCGGCCTGGGCGACGACGGCCGCGTTCATCTGCGCCATGGCCTGCGCTCCCACGAGCTGGTGGTCCTGCAGCCTGAGCAGCTCGAGCCCTACTCCGCCGCCCTGCAGGTCATCATCGGCAGCAAGGTCCGCATCCACCCGAAGAGCTTTCTGGAGTCGAGGAACAAGCTAGCATGGCGAGAGGGAACCGTCGATGCGTGCACCGATGGCGGCTGGCGCGTGACGATCTCGGCCACGGCGAAGGACGCAGAGCTCGTCGACACGTTCGACTCCAGCGAACTCGAGGTGCTCGCATGAGCCACGGCCGCCCTCCCCGCCGCCGGCGTCCCATGGCCGTCAACCTCGTCCACGTCGCGCGCGCTCGTGCAAGCCGGATGGCTCGGCCGCAACGCGACCAGATCATGACCCCCCTGCGCGATGCCCTCGCAGCGCTGCGCCGTGGCGTCGCTACAGAGTTCGAATGGGCTCAGGCCGTGACCGCAGTCAACCTCGGAGACGCGATCGAGAGTCAGGGCGTCGTGCGCGGCCTGGGCGGGCACTTCAAGCTCATCGACCTGGCACTGCTTGAGATCGGCAAGCGCGCGCGATCGGTCGGCTCTTGGCGCCCGCCGGCGCTCTACTACGAAGAGCGCGATCTGCTTGACATGCTGGTCGACCTGCACGGCCATCAGGTCCGCAGTCTGAGCTTCGGCGAGCTTTCGAGAGCACGCGATAAGGCAATCGTCCAGACGCGCAGCGCCCCGGGCGGACGCGTGATCGACGTCGACCACCAACAGGGAGTACTCGCATGATCGGCACCCAGCCCACCGGCACCATTCAAGGTGTAGTGATCACCGCTGTGTCGCATGAAGGCCTGCGCGTCAGCGTCGACGGCAAACCGGCCCGCTTGGCGATCGTGCTCGAAGACGGGTCCTTAGTCATTGCCGGCGACGACGTGGCACGCGAGGCGGAGGCCGTTGCAGTGAACTGCTACCGAAACATGCTCCAGGGCAAAGGTTTCCTCAGAGTGCTCAGCGTTCCACTGGAAGCGCTGCCACCGAATAAATGAACATCCCTCGAACACCTCGCGAACCAAGTGCGGGCCTAGTGCTTTCAGACGGCTACAGCTCGATGTCGTACGAGGGCCTCACAAGTCGCGATTGGAACGGGCCGAGACTATGTGAAACCTCTCCCTCCGCCAGTTCAGCCGAAGTTCGAGCTGTCAGATCGAGCCGATCAAGCCAAGACCGACGATCAAGGCCGAGCAAGACCTGGCCGCCGAACGCAGACAGCCCTAAGCCTCAATCTTTATCGGCGACTATCTCGAGGCTCACCATAAGCTTGTGTCCGATCTCGGCGCTTTCAATCTGCCAAAACATGTGCTCAACATCTTTCACGCGAAAGTGCTGCCCTTGCGCAGGCCGCGCGGGCCAAGCCACCCGCCCCTCCAAGCTCCTGGAATTGAAGCGGTCGCCGATTGCAATCGTTGGGAACGGAGTCTTCGCTTCTACCGACCACACCGGGTCATTGATGAACGAACCTTCGCAAATTTCAAGTAGGTAGGAAAGAGGTAGTGCGCTCATATGACTGCTTCATCGATGATTGGGTGGCGGCCGAGATTGGCTCTATGACACGGAACTGCATGTACGTCAGACCAGCTCGAAACGGGCGAGAAAAATCGAGGCGCAAATTCAGCCACCTTTATGCAAAGAGAGATTCAAGAATTTCCTCCAATTCGGTACGACGGTTGGCTGCCAGGGGCTGCGAGACCGAGCATGCCTCCTCCCTTGTTGTCAAAAATGTACAAGCTTCAAGCGCTCTGCTGGGCTTCGGACCATTGGCAGGCGCACCGGCGGGGTAGTAGTCTTCAATTGCGCCGCGCGACAAGACGCATATGCCTTGAGCCCGCAAAGTGTCCAGCAAGGGAAGCAAGGCAGCACGTGCGATAGCGTCCTGAACGCAGACTTGTTGACGTAGATCCTCTTGCTCCCAAGTGAATAGTGAATCAATTAGAGCAAGCGCCCCATCGGCCACCTCCTTGGTAGCTTGGATTTCTCGCAATGCTCCCTTGGCTGCCTCGTAATTCGCCTTCCAAGACCCTTGCTGCGTCCGCTTCTTGATTTGCCTCGCGGATGGCTGAAATACAAGACCAAGTTGCTGAATGCGCTGATCGAGAGCCTGCAGAGTCTCGCTTCGCAAGGTGGTAGTAGGCTCATCAGCGCCAAGATGCTCAAAGCCTTCGAACAATGCGTCCAAGTCGGCGACCACCTTGACTTCGATGCCAAACGCTTCAAAGAAGTCTCTGAACTTCTTGAAATTTCCTTTTCCGGACACCCTGAGCAGAGCGATGTTGTGGTGTTCGAAATCCCACGCAGCGTCGAGGAGCTTTGCCACGTGCCTGCAATACGCATCGTCAGACTCACCCTCAAAAAGTACCACGCGCCGGCTGAAAAAACCGGCATCTGCGTGCTCGAAGCGAGCAAGACGGAAGGTCTCCGCCTCGCCAGGATTGAGGTCGAATCGAACTGGATAGAGGACGCCTTCCGGCTTGGGATGCGCGAGCTTCTTGGCAACTCTGATGAAGGATGCGGTGACTCCCGGCTCGAAGAATATCGGCGAGTGAGTCGTGACGACGACTTGATGAGTCTTCGAAATCTTGGCGAGCGTGTTGAAAAGTACCCTTTGGGACTTTGGATGCAGATAAAGCTCCGGCTCCTCGAAAAGGAAAAGAAGCGGTTGGGGCGACGGCGCGTTTTCGGCGCCGACTTCTGCCCTCTGCTGCTCAAGATGATGGACATACGATTGCAACAACGCAAAGGTGAGTGACCTCTTGATGCCATCACCCTTGTTGTCTACCAAATCGCGAGCACCGTCGTCGATGTAAATTTGGGCCGAGTTCAGTATGGACTTGAGTTCCGGCGGTGGAATATGCAGCTGCACCTTTGCAGTCGGAAAATTCTCACTCAGGAATGTCTCGACCCTTTGTTCCAGCTTTTGCACCTTGTTAAGGCGTTGGTCAACAACATCTCCGTCGATAACGATGCGGTTGAGCATCTTGTTCAACGTCGCGAGCGATGTGTCGACATCCTGCAACTCGGGAGTCATGTCAGCGAGCAGAAGGCCGAGCAGACGGCCAAATGAAGTCGTCTGAGTGGTCTTCAACTCGTCATTCAAATCTTTGACGGCCGGTATGTAGATGGGCTCTGGTAAGAGTGCTGTGATGGAGGCAGGGATCCCAGAAGGTAGAGGGCGTTCTGCCAACTCTTGCTGGGCTGCTGGCAACTGAGCTATCTGGGCCTTTAAGAACGCCTTGGCGGCCGTGGCGGTCTTCGGTTGCTCTTGAAGGGCATGCGCAAATTCCGGGAAAACCTCTTGCAGCGCGTCGGCGACGGCAGCGCCCTTTTTTCCATCAAACACCGCAGCAACGTTGTCGTCTTGATAACGTGGGTCCGTCGGAACCAGCCTCATGACCGTTAGAACCGCCTTTTCGCCAAGCGCGTAGCGTAAGCAGATCGTCAAAGCGCCATCGACAACCAACGCCGCAATCTTCTCCCTGTTTTCGGTTGCAACCCGAGCGAGGTGCCCGTCATCGACGCCGACGAGCGTGAACTCGAATTCAACCGGCTGCGTGGTGTCATAGAACTGAGAGGCAGCGAGCTGAGCTGGCTTTTTCAACGCGGTGACCACCGCCTGAAGCACGGATGATTTCCCGGCATTGTTCTCGCCGACGAGACAGCTGAATCCGGAAGGCTCGAAAGCCTGGTCGCGCAATCCCTTGAAGTTCTTTACCCGCAGGCGTTGAAGCTGCAT